TTAACAAAACTAAATGTTCTTTCGCTGACGAACTATGTTGGCCACTAGAAACGGAAAGCGTGTGTCTAGACGTACACATGCTAAGACTAATGGGACTTCCAGATAAAGCGTTAACATGCAGCATCTATGACAAAATAGAAAAATACTGGAATAAACTAGCTAAAGCAAAAGACATCCCCGCATTCATAGCTAGATGCATATATTGGGATCGTCAAAACAATCAACCAAACAGCCACTATTGGGCACACATACTATAAACCTATATGAATATAAATAAAATCACGCCAGAAACAAGTACAAGTTCCTTCGGGACAATCATTACAGATGACTCATTAGTCTTCTACCACCAAGGCAAAGAGTATGTAGCGAACGGAGATAACCTCAACTTCCCACATATAAAAGCAGCCCTACTTGAGCAAAACTACGACAGAGCCATAAGATTAATGGATCCTCAATCAGTCTTAGAAGAGATAATAGAAGATACTGATCTGTCAATAAAAGACAAAGTCCTTTATTACAAAGAAGACCGAGTAAATGATGAAATAGAACGTCGGCTAATAGCTACACTACAAGACGGCCACAACAACGTAGTACCGATTCTTAACTTACTAGAGAATCTATATCAAAACCCCAGCAAGAGATCGAGAGAAATGGTCTATTCGTTTATTCAACATAGAGGAATGCCTATACTAGAAGATGGAACCTTTGTAGGATATAAAGGGGTGTCAGAAGACTATAAAGATAAGCACAGCGGAAACTGGGATAACATAGTCGGAACAACTAATAAAATGCCTCGTCGTGAATGTGATGATGATCCAAACAATCACTGCGCTGCAGGCTTCCATGTTGGCAGCAAAGATTACGCAGACAGCTGGGGCGGCAGAACCGGTCACCTCATGGCAGTCAATTGGAATCCTAAAAACGCTGTCGCTGTACCTAACGACCACAATTGCGAAAAGTTACGAGTATGTGAGTACACAGTAATAGCAGAAGTAACAGACAGAACTGTATACTACGATCGTGAGTTATACAGCTTCGACAGCGACGGTCTAAAAGAAATCGAAGGAGACGGCATAGTTGAACAAGCCCACTCTGACAATTACTACAAAATACGAAGTGTGTTGGAGACTGCTCGAGATGAAAACGAAACTGAACTTGATGCTGCTGATCTTAGAGAAAGATACCCAGTAACAAAAGAAGAGTTCGACGAAGTCTTAGAAGAACAAAACTGTGAAGAGCACGGGTTCTCACTTTATCTACACGGATAATTAACTGAAACAAACACGGAGCCTGGGTATACGCTTCGTTAACAAAGTGCCCATTTTATATACAACAAAAACCCAATAAATAATATGATTACAAATAAAAATACAGAAAACATAATAGAATCCAGGATGAACATGCCTTCATCAGGATACAGAATGGATGATGCAAACAAAGGCTTCTTCATGAAACTAATGCGTGACAACGTATACGAAGACATAATTGAAGCAGTAGTAAGAGAGTACACAACGAATGCGCTAGATGAGCATGTAACTAATAAAATTACAAAGCCGGTAGAAATAACAATACCGAGCTCATCAGCACCAACAATAAAAATAAGAGACTTTGGAGCAGGATTAACTCCACAAGGAATGGAAGATGTGTATATCTCTTACGGAGCCAGCAATAAGCGTGACACAAATGACGCTACTGGATTTATGGGTATAGGTTGTAAATGTGCTGCAGGTTATTCACGAATATATACAATAACCAGCATAGTTAAAAAAAGTGACTCCAATTGGAAATGCACCTACAGCGCAGTACTAAACGAACAAGATGAAGGTGAGTTAAAACTTCTTGGTCAATGCAGTACAACAGAACACACAGGTATCGAAGTATCAGTGCCAGTAAAATTATCTGACATAAGTAACTTCAAACGTTCAATTAGAAAAATATACCACAGCGCTAGTGAAGGTAAATACAGAGCAAAACCAAAACTATTGAACATAGATAACGAAGACTCATTCTGGCGACTAGACAGACAACACTTATGTAAAAACGAAAACATTGGTTACGAAATATACGCACAAAACGATGCGTTAGGATACAACTCAACAGTTATTAAAATGGGTAACATATACTACCCACTTAATGACTCTACGATGATGAACAACTATCATTTAAACAAAGACATCAAAGAACATTTAGTAAATGCAGTACTAAACCATATAGGGTTAGTAGTTGAGATGCCTATTGGGAGCGTATTACCAGCAGCGTCAAGAGAGTCATTAAAATATGATGAACAAACTGTTAAAAACCTGCTAACAAAACTAGAACAAGTAGCATCTGAAATTATAAGAGAGTTAGTAGAGCAACTAAACAATACCGACTGCGCGTATGAGCAAGCAAGAATCTATTTCAAAATGTTATCCAACCACGACGGCCGTCTGGTAAGAGCAGCATTAAAAGAAGCAAATATAATACATGACACTCTTGTATCTGCTGCTCAACATTGGAGTAGAAACACCACGGCCCGCTACCCATTAACACCTGCATCAAATGACTCAAACAAATGGCTAAGCAAAGTATTAATTGAACGGCATGAAGTTAGTTATCGTGGAGGAGGAGAAAAAGTATTCAAGCATGACTATGGATGGATAACCGATGCACTAAAAGACAACGTCATTATGATTATAGACTGGGACGCAACAAAAGATGGAAAGCGTGAAACCAAAGTCGGAAGTACTAGGAAAGTTAAAACCCTACTTCAAGAAAGAAACAAGCATGGATCATGGATGCAAAATAGAGAAACACATGTATACACAATACAATACTCATCAAAAGAAACTAAGAAATCAAAAGCAAAGTTACTAAAAGAACTTAGGTTAGACATAACTAACACATTAGATATTTATGACTCGCTTGATGTAGAACCTCTCAAAACAACAGTAACTGGATTAGGAAAAGGATCCAAAGCTCATGTCGATCTATTCAGCTATAAACCAAGGATGATGCCTACTGAAACGTGGAAAGAAGTTACCGTATCATTACATAATGTTCCTACTCTATTCTTACCTCTATCTGGATATAGTGGAATAAAATGCACAGACTCAAGTGTATACACAAACAACGAGATATGTAATAAATCAGTAAGAGCAATGTCTGATTTTATAAGATCAAACTGCAGGCATATAAAAGATGTAAAGCTAAGAAATTATATCAACGACCTCAAAGCAGAAGAACAAATAGAGGTGTACGGAAGTAGAAAACAGCACTGGAAAAAACTAGAAAGTTTAGAGATATCATACAACTTATATGATGTTTATAAAGAAGTAGTAAAAAGCGAAGCTAAGTTATTAGGAGACGCATTAAGAAAGCATTACTGTGTATATTCTATGCTAGAAGAAAATGTAGTTATAAACAAAAGCTACCAGTACAACTATAAATACGCAGCCCCTAGTTACTTCAGCGCTGGAGGACATGTATCACACTTCGCAGATGTATTAACACAGTCCATACCTACTAAGCTTGCTGGAAGTTATGGTCAAGCAATGAAATCCAAAAACAAAAGAGAAAGAATAGGAGACATCGCTTTACATGCAGCAGGAATTCTAGGAAAAAAATCATACGATGAGTTAAATGATTTAATGTATATATCAGAGTTGTATAAAGGTGTATATCCGTTCCATAACCACTACTTGAGTATGGTTGAGAAATTAATGTATATTGAGGAATGGGATACATTCCTAGGAGATTATAAGATCCCCAAAGATTTCATCAGCAAACCTTTGAAAGCTATGATCCATAGGAATCCTCTATTATTCTTACTAGAAAGTATAAATTGCTGGAAATTAGGATTAAGCGATGTGACTAACCTAAGCCCAACGATACAAAGATGTCACTACGACACTACAACATCAACCTTGAGCCAAATAAAAGAAACTGCTGAAGAAATACAAACAACAGTATTCACTAATATAATCGCTAGCTTAATTAAATAATTATGGACAATAACACAAATCTACTCATCTGGAGATATAAAGGCTTACCAGCAAAGCTTGGAGAAACAGTCAACATTAACGGTGTACGCTTATTAGTAACTAAACGTACAAACTTATGCGATCTGCCACCTAACACATTCGTATTGTATAAAGTAGGAGAAGGATTCTACTTTAGATATCAAAGCGAAACATGGGGATATGCAGGTATTGAGATACACAACGACGTCATATACTTCCACGGTCAAGGCGTTAAATCCGAACGAGCAATACATCTAATGCATATGTTCGAAAAATGTAAATCAATCGCACAAGGAGTAATACCCAGCGTAACAACATCTAACGAAAAAACTGCTACATTTAAAGCAGCTGCATAACTAATTTAACTGCCGCATGGTGTATGAGGAGATCTCATAACGGGTGTTGGATATAACCTATTGAAACAAAGGCAGTTCTACTATCATAAACGTATAACAAATAAACAATAAATATAACAAACATTAACAAATATGAAAAATAACATAATACCAACATACTCAGTATTAACGCTATCAAAGTTCAGACAATTAAGTGACAAAGAGCGTACCTCAGGGAACTACAAGACAGACCATTGTTTAAACTTAAATCAACCTAACTTCAGATCACAACATGTAGCTTCTATAAGAAAAGAGTTAACAGGCAATGTTGAAGCGTCCGATGTTCGATTAGTTGGAACATATGAAACTTACGAAGAAGCTAAGTTCATCTCTGGAAAAATAAATAAACAAGTCAGGCACGATAACCAAAAAATATATGCAGCATGTGCTCAAAGCGACGACGATCCTACTGAATTACTTGAAGACACCACTACTGCAATCAAACAGTCAGATCTAAAACCAACACCAGTAAAAACAAATGGAGTATCAAATGTCACGCATCATCTAAACAACTTAGAAGATATGCGTAATAATAGATTCGAATCAACAATCATCACATTAAGCGGTAAAGCAGAGTCCGGATTCACATTCATGGACTTCATTAAAAAACAGGAGAAAGCAGCATGAAACATATCTTAGAAAGATTAGGATTCGCATCAGCATTAGAAGTAAAAGAAATAGCTATGAACGCACAAATGCAAGCAGTAGCGCAAAACGTAACAGATAAACTAAAAGATACAAAATGCTACAAGCACCTAGACAAAGCACCAGGCACATTAGTTAGTGAAGTACGAGTAGGTTTCGAAGGGACTAGAATGATCCCACCAATGACTGCATATGATGAAAACGACTACGACTTCGTTCAAACAGTATACATAAGACACACAACAGAAGGAATATAATATGAATAAACACGGAATCAAAGCATATCTCATATCACTAGGTATAGACAATGCCGTATGGAATATACAACAAGACAATGAAACAATCTACTTTGTAGACGCAAACAGCAACATGATTGCACTAATACCTGAAGAAATAATAAAACTATGAAAATACTAAAAAGAATAATCAACTGGTTCAGAAAAAGCCAAATCATAACAGCACCACTACCTGAAATGTATACTGATCCAAAGTATCACAACAAAGACTCACATGCTGTCTTAATAAATGGAGTACCATGTGCAGGTGGCACGTTATATCAATGTGTAAATTACATACAACTAAACGAAAGAGATATGGTTAGAAAATACGAACACTCACCATATACAATCGTGCCTAACAAAAAGATAAGAGTAGAAAATAAAAACCATGTCAAATACTTCAACACATGGCCTATGTCACAGCGTTGCTTCGATGAATACTGGAAACTAAAAGTAACGGGTAACGCATGCGCAACAAAAGAAGACATTGTAGAACGAATCATTCGCAATGAAGAACAGTTATCAAACACTCAACGTATCAGAGAGGAATTAGAAAATGAATACAGAAAAGCAACTGCATAAAGAAAGATTAATTGAACAACTCAAAAACCTCAGAGGATGTTCAAAAGATCCAACCTATCAAGCTCGAGTAGATATGTTCATTGAAGAACATAACCGTCAAGTAAATGCTAACTTCTGGAATAGCATTAAACCTCAACAAACACGGTGGCAAAAGTTCATCGCTTGGTTAAATGGACGATAAACATAAAGAGAAAGAGTGTGGTGACTGCCACTTGTGTTGTAAGTTACCTCAATTAAACGATCTTGATAACAACATGATCAAACCATCGTATTCATGGTGTAAGAACTGCACTATTGGTAAAGGTTGTGACATATATGAAACAAGACCTGACAACTGTAAAGGCTTCAAATGCTTATACAGAATGGGATTGTTACAACACAGCCCACATAAAATTGGCTTCTTTGTATTCCCTGAAGAGAAATCAGATGCCAAAAAAGTATTAGTGCTGTATGTTGAAACACATAAAGTACATAATCTAGATCGCCTAGTAGAGAAAGAACCACTGCTAGTAAATCTATTAGAAAAAGGTTGGAAATTCGTAGTAAGATACAACTCCAATGACAACGATCGCGCAGTCATGCGACGGTCACATTATTAACAATTTAACTATGGTAGACATGCGTGTAACAGCGTGTGTCTGCCTTTTTTTGTGGTGCTGGGCCTGCAACTATCATCCTTGCTAGTGTTTTAGGTTTTTTTTAATTTTTATATTAGATTGGTATGAGTATAGAACCATTAGGAAACGTAGTCATATCGGAAGCAGGTTATCTGCTACCAGGGCTACACAATGTAAACGTAAAGAGAGTGGCTGTGTCCAAAGACGCAAGTCAAGCCAGTCTCGTTCTTGTCAACCACATGGATGAGGCCGTGTGGTGCAAGCAAACAGATAATGTGTTGGAGATTGAAAGATTACTTCAAGTTCTCAAATTGCCAAGTGATCCAAAAGCACACGTGTCACTGAGAAACTACGGTCAAGCAGCGTTTGATACGCTGCAAAAGTTCGGTGGATTCCAAGTGCAAGTACAGCACAAAGTAAACAGAGAGACAGGCCAACTGATGTACACAAGACTAGGGCAGCCTATGTGCGAAGTGGGAGGTGCAGGACCGGGAGCGCCCCAGCCACAGCAACCAACAAGCGCAAGTCAAGTAATACTAGGTGCAAACGGTGACCCGCAACAGTACGTACCGCCAGTGCAACGGCAACCACAGCCAATGCCAACACCAACGCAACAGTACAT